AAAAATTCTGGATAATTTTCTTTCTTGATTTGGGGCATTTGAAATCGTGGAATATTTAAATGCCCACGCGGAATAATAAGGTCTTTAGATTCAAGGATTATTTCCCGAATCCTTGATAAAGTTTTCATTTAATGTCTTACACATTCCTTAATTAATTGGACAGTTTCATGAAGACCTAATTTATCTAAAGGATATGCAGGTGGAGGGTTATTATTATTTTCTTCATGATATCCACTTCGCATATGTTGTTTGGCTTTTTTACGAGCTACAGCATCACGTAATGACATATCTGAAGAACCTGGTTTATAAATTCCATTACCAGTCGTATGAGATCCATTAAGGCCTAAATGTCCAGCGGCTCTTTCAGCATCTTTTTGGTTTGTAAATTCATAAGGAAGAAGCTTTTTAGTTTCTCTTTCTTTTTCTTCCGCTTTCTTTTTATCGGCAGCTTTTTTCTTCTTTTCATATTGTAACCGATTATCATTTTGTTTTTGACCAGAAGCTTTTTGTTCTTGAGATTTTTGGTCTTTTGTTTCTGATGATTGTTGTCGGTTATAATCAGATGGTTGGTTTGCTTCTTCAATCCTTTTTTCTTTATCAGTTTCACCTTCACGATCAGGCGCACCAGGAAGGATTGCTTGTTCCCAATGTGTTTTCCAAGGATTCCCACCACCATCTTCTTTGAGGTGTTTAAAGTATTCAACCTGCGCCTCTCTCTTTTTGGCTCCAGCTTTAGAATGATAAGTACCAAGATTTTTTCCAGATTTTTTGGATTTTAATTCAAATGAAGAACCTTTTTTAACAATATGTTCATCAAGAGAATCTTTTACATCTTTACTTCCATCATTGTATGGACAACACACTGGGCATTGAACCAGATGGTATCCATCTTCAGAAGGAGTATCTACTTCAGCTTGTACCCAAAGTGAATGCAGTGGTTCAACCATACAAGCTTTAGATACGGGGCACCAACCTGTTCCTTCGCAATAATCACAACCATTATGAGTTCCGAAAACCACTTCCCGATCTTCAGATAAATTAAATTCATCTTGAAAATATTTGTGCTGTTTTTCTTTTTCCTTCATTTCGCAATAATGGGAAAATGAATAAGATGGAGCGGTATGAATGTTCTCCATTACATGTTCATTTGCCAATCTATCCCCGAAATTTGTATCTCGTGCCAATTTCATGAGAGTTCTCCTACTTCTATGATTACACTACTATTTATCAATTCTCAATATTCAATAAATAGTAATAGGACCAAGTAGTGTCATTAGCACCACATGGTCCCTAAACAAAGCAATAGAAAGGTTCTATCGCATATGTCTAAAAATATTTATCTCATTTACAAACATACAAGTCCTTCAGGAAAATCTTATATCGGATATACGTATAAAACAATTGAAGAAAGATGGAAAATACATCTAAATGATTCAAAGCGGGGATTAAGAAAATTTCATAAAGCAATCCTAAAATACCCCAATGAAAATCAATGGCTTCATAAAGTCCTAATTAATAATATTCTGACCCTACAAGAAGCCAAGAAATTAGAAATTGAAATGATTGCGAAGTATGATACTTATCATAACGGATATAATATGACTCCTGGTGGAGATGGTTCGGGACATATATCCGAAAAAACAAAACAAAAAATGTCAGAAATACATAAAGGTAAAATTCCCTGGAATAAAGGAAAGAAAGGATTACAAATGGCTTGGAATAAAGGAATAAAATGTTCTAAAGAAACAAGAAAAAAAATTTCAAAATCTTTAATTGGAAATAAAAGAAATGTTGGACGAAAACATTCTCAAGAAAGTAGAAAGAATATGTCTTTGGCCGCTATGGGGAATAAAAGTCATTTAGGATTTAAACATTCAAAAGAAACCAAACAAAAAATGTCTCAATCACATTATATTTACTTATCCAGGAGACCAGAAACGGTATCCAAGTAAAGTGACCTATTTTGTTCCAAATTGGTCCCCAATACAATGGAATTGAAAGTCTCAAAGTCACCGGCTTTAGCGGCCTCTCGTGCTTGAGTGGCATTCATATCATTCACAGGACCACGAGGTAATCCAAATTGACGGAAAATTAATTCTTGAACACCGGGAATCCTTTTCTTTGGATCTTTATGATTGATATATTGTTTCCATGTTTCATATTTCTTCAATTGATCTGAACCACAATAAAAAATTACTCTTTCATAACCAGCATCTCCTAATTGGCAAACTGCAAGAAATGGATTATTTACAGGATTTACTCCTCTCGAAATTGTAAGACCACATTTCCACAAATAATCTTGACGAGCTTGAAAAGAAAGAGGATTATTTTTATGATCTTGCTTAGGAGAAATGAAAATACTAACAGGACAATTCCATATTTTATCAGCTTCAGTTTGCATTGCCCAAAATAATTCACCATGAGCACGTGTAGGTGGTTGGAATCTTCCATAAGTGACTACAATAGTTTTCATGATTAATTCTCGTATGTAGTCCACTTTTCATTTAATTTAAATTCCCGCTCATCAATTACCTTTTTCAACCAAATAGCCAATTGATATTCATTATCTGTCAACGGGCGCCTTAATATTTCAATACTACGTAACATACTTCGGAGCTTTTCAATTTTCATTTTCTTTTCCATTCCATATCATAATTAAAATTTGCTTTGGAAAACGTATAACGATCTACCAATTTAATTGTATATCCCAATGACTTTACTACATACCCTTCATGGCCACATGGTGTTCCATCAGGTAAATAAATATTAACAGATATATTTAATTTATCTAATTCTCGAACCAATATTACTTTCAACCTCATTAAATCCAAATAATAATTGAAAATATCACCACAATATACTAGTAATCCGGCCATATATTTGGTCATTTTTTCAAAAACAACATTTTTTCCTTTTTCTGTTTTTAAAGTTTCTTGATGTTTTGTATAATCCCTAATTACAAAAGACAGAAATTCATTACTATATGGAAGTTTATCATTTCGGATACAATCATTAATATACAATTGGAATAAATCATTAGATCCTAAAGTAGCTAATGCAGTTTTAGAAATATCAATTGCTCTATGACGTAATGAAGAAATTGCAGTTTCAATTTTTCCCCAATCTCCGGGAGCTATCATTTCTTCTTCTGGAAGTTCTGGTTCAAAACAATAAATTTGTTCTTGAAATGCATTTTCTGGAGCATTTGCTCCAAAATTAGCTTCCATATCTTTTATTTTATTTCCAGTATATGTGGTATGAAATACACAACCAATTTGACAAGACCGTATATATTTCGAAATTATGAAATGATGAGGAATTTTATAATTTAAAGTATTTGGTTGAAATGAAATTTCACCACCTGTGCGGTACTTTGTCCAAAGAACATCTCCTTGAATAATTTGTGGAATATCACAATACCATAATCTATCATAAAGTTCCATTAAAGTAATTTGAAGTCCTTTTGATTCATGGTTTTCTAAAATATCAGCATGACAATAATTTATTTTCCCTGAAAATACACTTTTTGTTCCTACAAAAAATCTTTGATTTTCAGGATTTTTCCCACAAATAAAAGCCGGAGCACCATCCCATTTAACTGATATTCTGGTATTAGAAGTGTTTATACCACATAAAAAGTGATATACTTGTTCCAAAATATTCAATGGAATAAATGGATCAGCTTTTGTAAAACATAAATCTTCTACATGCTGCAAATGAATATTCTTCATACTTACATATTATCAGATTTTTTCATTAATGTCAAGTGGCTTTACGAATATTTTCTAATGTATAATTTGGAGAAACATATTGTTTTGCAGTTTGTGCTTCTTGATTTTCTAAAAGAATATGGCGTTTAGCTATAGTTTTCTTTGTTACAGCCAATACACCTAATCCTTTTAATAGGTATTTTGGATTTTTATTTTCAAAATTTCTAATTTGAAAAAATGGATAATCTTCAAAAGGAACATCATTTAAATTTTGAATAATGGTTTTACATTCTAAAATTAATGTATTAAACCTATAATCCCAATCAAAATATCTTGTTTCCCAAGTTTGTTTAATAACCGCACCATGTTTATAAATATCATCACCAAAAATTACATCTTGAGCTTCTTGGGAAGAAGTTTGAATATCTATTTCTGGATCCAAATTATATATACCATTCTTATTTTTTAATTTCACCAATTTTGGATAAGTATCTAATACATATTCAAATACATGTTGAGTAATTTCTCCCCAATATGTTTCTGGTGATTCCCATCCAGGCGCATCAGCTTGTTTGATTGAAATTGGAACTATACCTCGATACGTAACCAAATTCATATTACTTTTTAAACGTTCTTTAGTTTTTTTGGTACTTACATCAATAATATCAGTAATATTTTTAACAAAAAAATCTGTTCGTCCATTAACTTGGAATTCAATATTAATATTTTTATATACTTCCAAATATTCATGAATTGCATTATAAAAATCTAATTCATTTTTTCTTCCTGCAGACATTGTAGGTAATTTAATTGTATCTTTAATTCTTGCAAAAATTTTAAAATCTCCTACTTCAATATACCGATATTCTGGTAAGTAAGGACCTTCATGTTCTAATTCTTTCATTTTAGGATTATAAATTCTTAAAGCATCAAAAATAGGTTTAACAAAATTAATAATTTCTTTTTTATTTTTAACCATAATATAAAATGCTTTAGGAATACCTATAAGAGGTTCATTTAAAACATCTTTATATCCTAATTTAGTTATAATTTGTTTTATGGTAGCTGAAGATAATTTGGCAGTAGGTGAAACTGGGAGTCTAAGAGAAATAAGATGAGTTTTTTTATTAAATTCAAATTGGCTACCCAATACTTCTGTTTTTGGATCTAATATATAATTATATAAATCTAATATCCATTTTTCAAATGATTTATGAAAAATTTTCCCACAAAAAACTTCAGCCACAAATTCTGTAGAATTTACCGCAGCATATTCACTAACTTTATCTTCTATATCTCGTTTCAATTTAAGAGAAAATGAAGTCTCTTTTGAAAATGTTTTACTTTGTGTTTTTTCATGATAAATATGTCCTAATTCATGCCATATTAAAGCTTCTTTATCATTATCAATTACATAAGAATGGGTAATTGTAGGATTTAAAAATAATCCTGTATTAATTCCCATAAAATGATCAATATGATCATAATAAGCATATAATTCCATTGAATTATCAACTTTAATTTCAGGAGGTAATTTCAAATTTTTTTGTTTAGCTTTTTTAAAAACACCTAAAATTATATCCAGAATTTTAATAGAACAATCATTTTTTAAAAATTCTCCATTTCTTGGATGATCTGAAAAAGATATAACAACACCTAATTTTTTAAATTCAGCAATTAATCTATCAGGAGAATTATCTGGTAAATGATCTAAATCTAAAAGTTTCCCAGAAACATTTGTTTTACCAAATAAAATCATTGCAGCTATTCTATGATTTCCATCAATAATATATTTTTGATTATGATATTGGATTACATAAACGGCATCTTCTCCACTTGTTGATGTTCGTAATTGTCCTTTTTGAATGATTCTTACCAATCGTTCAAAATTACTATAGGATAATACATCTTGTAAAGATAATAAGTTACTAAAATTGATTTGGGTAGGTTTCGCAAATTCGAATCCAATATCTTCGAATTCTTTAGTAGGAGTAGGAAAATTTCTTTGGAGGATTTCTGTTATATCTTCAAGGATGGAACCAGCATTACTGGGTTGTTTAATAAAATTTTCAAACAACCCATTATAACTTTTAGTTTTTATTTCTGCGAGTTTAGTATCAATATCTAGCATTCTTTAATATTTAGACTTTAAAATCGGAGAATGTTTTCTTTCCACGCAACCCAAATTTCCTGGTTTGTAGATTTTTATAACCAGGTTCATATGGTTGGCTTCCATGTCTCTTGGATACATCACGCTTCATTTGTTGTTCATCTTGTTCAGGGGGATCATCTTCTCTTGTTTGGCCACGTTGTTCTACATCATACCAACGGAATTTCTTACGATCTAATCCAATAAAAAATCTTTTGTTTTCACTTGCATCTTTATATCTATTCTTGTGCTGAATAATCTTCATTTGTCCTAATTCACGCAATTTATCGGTACAAATTAAAAACCATGCAAGATCAACAGTTGCTAATAAACCAACTTTACTACCAGCTACTTGAGTAATTGTAGGATCTGTAGATTCAATTCCAGCGGCATCAAGTTGCGTTGCGCTCCAAATAGGAACATTATATTCTTGGGCTAATGCCCTTACTTCTTCAGCAATTGCCAAAATTGTAATGTGTGTTTTATCGCTTGCTTTAATACGGCAAGATGCCATCAAGTTCATTGAATCAATGATAATAACATCTGGAATAAATTGTTTTTTTAATTTCAATTCTCCTAATAATGCTCGAATATTATTTACATGGATTGAACCTGCTGGATATTCTTTAGTTTCTAATTTACCTGGAGTACTTTCACGTGCCTTTTGTATCTTCTTTAAGAAAATTTCCTTCGGAAGATCTTCAATAGTATCAATTGAAGTATCCAATAAATTACAATCAATTCTCAAATTGATATTTACTTCTGAAACTTCTAAAGTAATATAAAGAACATTCTTTCCCGCGCACATATAGGATTTTGCAAGATGACAAAGACCTAATGTTTTACCAACATAAATTCCACCAACCAAAAGATTGAGAGTTTTGGAAGGTACTCCACCTTTTGTTACCTTATTACAATATGAAACATCAAAAGGTAATTTATATTCATCCGCATGTAATGTATCATATCGGAATTCTGCATCATTAAAATAATCATGACCAATGGAAGGATCAAATGAAACTGCTAAAGCGTTTTCAAAAATATGTGGAATCGCACCTGAATCTAGTTTTTTATCTTTCCCTTCCAAAATCGCAACAGATCTATAAGCAGCGCAAACAAGTGCCTTATCTTTACAGAATTTCTCGGTCTCATCTATTAACCAATCTAATTCAAATTTTTCACTATCATCTTCCAATTCTGTTAAAGTTTCCAATACTTCTTTATATGTTTCTTCAACTACATTTTCCTTTTCAATCGATACAGCAATAACTGAAATTGTTGGAAGTTTATTGTATTCGGCAATATAATTTACGGTATGAGTAAAAATTAATTTCTCGTGAGTCTGTTTAAAATATTCCTCTTTTAAATAAGGAATAATTTTACGAGTATATTCCTCATTATGAAATAGTTGGCGGAGGATAATTGTTTCTATTCTAGTGTCTGACATTGTTCTCCTGAGGAGTTAATTTCCAACCTTCTTCTTGTTCGCAAACCAATTCAAGTGCTATAGCTGCTACTATCCGAGAAAGTGCTTTCGATTTTTCACATTCTCTAGGATTATGCCCTGCATAATGTAGAATTCTATAATCATAACAAAACTGTGGTTGTCCTGGTCTATAATCCATTTCTTTTACAGGTATAATTTTAATTTTCTCTGCGACCTGGATTTTAAGTCCTTTATAAGGCCCCATATTTAATGTTACGAGATAAGGATTTGATTCATTATTGGTATAATATCCTTCTGGTAATATTCTTTTCATTTACTACACCTCGCAAGTCTTGCACGCCAATTAATACGGCATTTCTCCATATCGTGGCGGTTTTCTTGGATTATTTTATCTTTTTGGTGTTCTGATATTGATGGAGCCAACGGGCCGAATAATTTATAGGACTTCTCAATAGGAAACTTTTTGAGATATAAACCATCGTCAGCATCTACAATATATTTTTTAGCAGCATCTTTATTTACCAGAATACCACACTGTTCCTCAAGTACCATAATAAATTGGGAATAGTCTTCAGGCAAAACATTGTAATGATTATTCCCACGGAACTTCATTAACTGGATTCCCTTAATACATTCTCTCCAACCAGTCTTACCATATAAAGCATGAGAACTGTATTTCACTTCAACATATAAATCAAATTTAGGAACATAAAGATCTCGTCCTTGTTCATCTTTAAACTGGATCTTTCCGTTACTAAAATCAGCAATACTATGTTCTAATTCATCTGCTTTCAGGAAATGACCTTTATTGGTATTATAGATCAATGGATCTAATGTATAATTGTTATTCACATACATCTGCCAATTTACACCCTTCTCAATATAATTTTCCACCATGTCATATCATAGGTCACATTAGACATTATATAGGCACCTTTCACAATTTATTCAGCATTTAAATGAAAATCAATTACAATCATAGCAATTCTATTTCCTTTACCTGAAACATCTTTTTCAAGTAAAGCATGAACCGGATAAAATCCATCACCATATCCTGTAGAAACACAAACTCCTAATCCTTCATGGCCCGCTTCATAGTTGAAACTTTTCATATATGGGCCTTTTTCATTACTAACATCCAATTCTGGTAATCCATCACCAATATAACATGGATCACCTATCCAACACATTCCTGAATCTACACCAATATGGCCCACTAACTTCCAATTTTCTTTTACTGGTTTCTTTTTCATATTTACTCCGTTGTATGTAATTCGTTTTGAATTTGTTTCACCATAAATCCTAATTTATCTTTATCCAAACCCAATTCTTTTATAGAAACACCTCCCATTAAAGATTTTACAAAATTTTGTTGTGGAGAAGTTAATTTCTTCATCATATCTTCTCTGCGCATATTTTGTTCCACTTGTTCAAATGGCTCATAATAGAAATCTACACCAGCACCATTAAATGGTTTTAGTTTAGATACTCCGCATTCATGGAAGGCTTTCTCAAGTTTAAACTTCTTCAATTCTTTTCTCATAACACCATTATAACACAAAGGGCGCGTGGATAGCAACCTACTTGAAGAATTTGTCTATATCTATAGGTTTATCCTTAATGGCTTGTTTTATGCGTTTATCGGCACCAATATAAATTTTCTTATCCTTCTCTATACCTGTAAATTTTCTATTGGTATTCACACACGCGACGCCAGTAGTACCAGATCCCATACAACAATCTAATACCATATCACCAGGATTTGAATATGTGTTAATTAAATATTCCATTAAGGCCACGGGTTTTTGAGTTGGGTGTAATCCACGATCTTGTGAAAATTCTAAAACTGATATGGGATATCTGGTTCCTTCATTATCAATAGGAGTTTCTTTAGTTTGTTTTATTGATCCCGCTTCCCCACCAGAACGCTTACTATTCCATTTATATGGTTTTCCTTCTCTCATTTGAGGATTATATGTCGGTTGTTTATCATAAAATACCACAACATCTTCGTGGCACTTCATTGGCATATATTTGGCTTGATATGGACTTGTACCATTAGGTTTTTGCCAAACTAAACAATATTTAAACCATTTCAAATTACTATTGATAAGCGTAGT